GTTTTGCGTTCGTTTTCAGTCGGGCGGCGAACATTAACAAAGTCATAGTTAAAATCATCCGGGATTGCGCCGAATGCACTCATACACATTATCGGGAAAAGCACATCGTAAACGGGCCGTAAATCGGATTCCTGTTTTTCCTCTATGCTGTCATAATAAATTTGCATATCGGATTCCCCGGTTGCGTTCATCCCGGCGGGGCTTCGCATAAATAATTTTGTTACCGGGATTTCAGCCGCCATCGCAATATCCATCATAAACAATTCGTAAATATCGGAAATGCCGCCGAAGGTATATTGGCGAGTTTCCAATTGGTCTTTTGCGCCTATGATTTGCATACCGTTGTTATTCATCATTGCGTTTAGTATCGTCAATTCTTGCATAAGCTGTTGACGAATGGGGCCAGGCATAAGTGCCGCTTCCTCAAAGCCTTCTTTTTTGTAAACGTGCAAATTCGCACGGAAAACAAGGCTTGCAATGTTGTAACTTGTATTGTTGTACTTTTTCAACTCATCGAAAATGTGTTCCAACTCGGATGCGCCCCAGTATGTTTCCCCCAACTTTTCAATATACGGCAAGTCACGCCCCGTAAACCGCACAATCCGGCTGTAATGGATGCGCTGATTGTAAGCCAATCCTTCCGTTTGAATCATGTAATATTCAGGAAGCCCAAAATCAGGGCTTGAATAATCGGTAACGGTTTCAAGTTGGGGCATTATGCCGCTCCAACGGTCAAGGATGATTAAGCCCTTGAAACTGTCAGGCATCACCATATCCAAATCAAGCGGTTCTTCCAAAATATCTTCGTGGCCCTCGATGACGATTACCCCGGCGGCCCCGCCGTATAATCTGCCCCATTTAAGCCCTTCCAAGATTTTAGCCCGAATACCCGTTGTGCGTTCAAGCCGTGTCAGCTTGCGCCGTGCGTCAATGTCAAGTTGGCTGTTTAGCTGATACCCGTTTTTCATCATATCTTCCGGCACAATGTCAATCAGTCGCTTAACAACGGGATTGTTGCGATACAGCGTATTCATCAAGTTCATATCCCTTGTAATCCGCTGTATGAAATAATCCGTATATTCTATGATGTTATCTGTAAATGCGCCATTTCGTGCCGCCGGATTTGAAAAAGCGTCCAACATCAACATTGGCGTTTGGTCAGCCGTGAAAAGTCCGGGCGGTAACGCCTTATCCGTTGGCGGCGTTATGATTGCCGATTGCTTTTGCCTATTTCGTTTTTTATTCCGGGCCATATCTCCACCGCCTTGGGTTTATAATCGTTTTTGCAAAATACCGTAAGGCATCGCAAGTATGGTCATTGTCTTTAATCGGTTGTTCCCTGCCAACCTTTGCCGCCTTTTCATCCCATGCGTATGATTCCAATTCGGCAATTGTATTTTCGCAATCCTCATGTACGAAAACCTTCTTCATCTCAAAAAGGTTTGACAAGTGCCGTATACCGTCCAAAACGCCGTTGTCAGCGTCTTTAACACGAATGCCCAACTTGCGTACCTCTAACTTGAAAGAAGCCGCTGAAGGGTCAATGACAACGTACACGGGGTAATTATTGTTTGACATATCGCCAAGGAATTTTTTTAACTCCATGGCGTATTCGCTATCGGTTTTTTGCTTGCCTGTTTTCCGACTGTCATAATAAAATTCCTTGGCAACATAAACGGCTTCGCCCTCATCCCATATGTCAAGAAATACCATTGGATTAACCGTTCCATAGTCAATAGCAATATACCGCATACCCGTTTTGACAAAATCACGGTTGTAAGTGTTTTCTTCGGTAAACATATCGAAAATGTTACCTTCGACAACGCCCCAATCTCCAAGCCCTGCAACCTTATAGCGGCGGGGGTTTCGCTTTTTCATTAGCTTAAACGCCGCAAGCGTGAATTTGTCTATAAACTCATTCATCAAGAAATTGGTTGTAATTGCAAGGGTCTGTATGGCTTCGCCTATTTCGTCATCGTAAAACTGTTTTACAATCCCTTTGTCAAGCGTTTCAATAACGGTTTCGCCTTCGCCAATATCAAAGAACCGCTTTTTAATCCATGAATGTTCATTCCACGGGTTAAACGTGAAAGTCCATTGATAAAATAAGCCTTCGGGCAAGTAACCCCGCAAACACTCATCCAACATATCAAAATCGGCTTCATCTTGCACCTGATACGCTTCTTCAAGCCAACCCCAACAAAGCGTTCCAACCTCTACCGCAATAGACATTATTTTTTCGGGGTCATCCAAACCCCTGAAGTAAATCTTTTGCCCTGTTGGTTTATATGTCATTTCAAGCGGGCTTTGCTTGACTTCCCAAAAATACTTTACCCCCAAGCGGTTGATTGCCCACTTCAATTCTGTAAAGCAAGAATTTTTCAGCGTGTTAAATTCCTTACGGCATACAAGCAAGTTACTTTCAGGATGTTTCATAAGGTTGTAGATGAACCACAAAGCCGCCGTTTTGCTTTTCTTGCTTGCACGGCTACCCTTACAAACACGGTCAGCGGTAACGGCCTTTGAAATGCCAAAAATCGGAATAAAATTTCCCGACTATATCAGGCAAGTATATTTTTCGTTTGCCGTTACTCACATCGCCACCTCCCACTTATAGCCCCCGGCTGTTTGTTGCTTGCCACTTAAAGCATAGGAAATAGACACATTGCAAATGCCTGTTTTACGGGCGGCTTCTCTAACAGACGAAAAAATCATCCCTGTACAAGTGCAAATTACTTTCTTGCGTTTGGGATGATTATTTTGATGATGCTTTCCAACTCGTTTAGCCCGTCCGTTATAAGTGTTATTGTATGCTACAGTACACCATTCCAAATTATTTACATGGTTGTTAGCCTTGTTTTCGTCTTTGTGGTTAATTTGGGGATGATGTGCCGGATTTTCAATAAACGCTTCCCCTACAAGCCTATGAACGTAACGGATACGCTTTTGCCCACTTTCTTTCAAATCCACCATCATATAACCTTTGGTATCGGGCCTTTGTAATTTGATGATTCCAAGTGCAACATTCCGCACCCTACCCAAACTTGATACTTCAAAATTTTCAAACCCTGCAACGGGTTTCCATATCTCAATCACCGTAAAACACCCCCGAATTATCACACAATAAATATGCGCCCCTGTAAACACAAGGACGCACGGCATTTTTGTTACTAACGTGTATCTAACCGCATTATTCCAAATCGTTTTCGCCGCCAAATTGCACCCCGAAGCCGCCTTCCAATTTCAGCTTATCGGCAAACAAATCAACGTGCTTGCCCATCAACTCCAAGGCTTTCAACTTGTCAACCATCCGTAATTCCCGTTCGACAATATCCCCTTCTTCCGTGGGTATCGTCTTAACCTTGATGGATTGCACCGCCGCCGTGTCTACACGTTCGCCGGGGCCTTCGCCGTGGAGAAAATCGGTCAAATCTGCAATGTTAGCAAAGCCGATTTTGGCAAGTTCTTCCAAAATGCGGTCAGCGTTGATGCCCGTGCGTATGCTTCTGTCTGCCTTGGCTCTACTAATCGCCGCTGATACTATAACATTTGATAACAGCCGGGAAGATTGCTCTTGTGCCGAATTTGGCGAATACCCCGCACGAATAGCGGCTTGCGTGGCGTTCAGGTCAAGCAAATACTCATCAACGAACCTTTGTTGCTTGCCGCTCATTTTCGCCATATAAACCGCCCCTTTCCGCTCGTTTTGGTATCGTGCATAGTAAATCACAATACCATATTAGCACATTCAAAACGGAAAAAACGGAATTAACGGAAAACATTTTTTACGCCCCCTCAAAGTATGCCTTGACATATTTCCGGGCAGAATCAGCCGACACTTTTTTATAAAAGCCCTTGCCGACATCTCGCCATTCCTTGCCCTCAATAAATCTAAGGGTCAACAGCGTTCTTATTTTACTATCAGATAACGAAGCGATAAATTCTTCAGCTTCGACAACTTTCTTTTCAAGTGTAGCTTTGCGGGTTTCGAGTAGTAACCATATTTTATCAATCTTTTTTTGGTCAGCAATCGAATACCCTTGAATCACGATTGTACGCCCTTGCCCTGTGCGGTAATCCTTGGCGGTATCACCTACAAACTGCCCGCCTTTGGCTTGTTCTTTCCGCAACCGCTTATTCAGCATATCAATTTCGCTTTTGACATAGGCGATTTGCTCAAAGTCTTTCAGCGTCATGGTTAGAATCTCCTTTCGATTTCAGTTAATAATTTTTGAGTGTAGCGGATATGTGTAGCAGATTGAAAACCCTGTCAACGTCTGATTCTATAAGGCTGTAGCGGATGTAGCGGATAAATTAGGTTTTTAGATGTAACTTTATAAATAAACTCAATATATTTTTTATATATAAATTTATTTATAAAATATAAAAATCATCTGCTACATCTGCTACAACCTTATATTTACACGGCTTGCGGTTACTTTACATCTGCTACACCATCTGCTAAATGTACCGTTGACCGCGAATCCGGTAATATTCATAAACAAAGGGCCGGTAGCCGTCTTGTTTGGCAACGAACGCGTATCCGTTAAGTCATGGATAGATGTGTACAGGCTGGTTTTAGGCCGATGCAACCAAGAGCAGGTTTTTCACGACAGGCTGATGAATTTGAGGGGCAAAGTTGCCGGTAGGGTGAGGCTGTTTCTTTCGGAGAACTCAGATAAATTAGTAAGACCGATAAAAATTGATGACTCCCTGTATGCTGAGAGTCATTATGGATCTCAAACCATGATGAGCATACTAACAACAAGAATCTTGTCACAGATTGGTTATGACTGCTCAAACATCAGCCTTGAAATACGTTGAATGTACTGATTAGTAAAGACGGTGATTTTGGATATGCCAAGGGGCGCGATAGTTGGTTTGGAAAATCAAATATCGCGCCTCTTGTTATGCCCGAAAGCATTGTAAAATCGAGTGTCGTATGGTAAAATCGCATAGGAGGCAGGCACATGAACAACATAGAATTACGCAAAAAAGTTGATTTGGCGATGTATGGCTTAATCAAGACCAACGGTGTGGCGTCGCCGGTAGAGCTTTTAATGGCGATTGGTGTGCTGTCAAAGGAAAAATACGAAGATTGGCGGCATGGACGTATACCTTATCTTGAGCGCGTATGCCAAATCAACCTGGGCAAACTTTCAACGGTTAATTACGAAATCCGCGCCTTTGCCCGAAAAAACAACTTAAAGCCATCATGGAGCGACTACCGCAAGTGGGGCAAGGGCAACCGAACCCGGCTTCGCTTCTCAAAAAGCGGGGACGATCAAATCGAGCGTATGTATGCTACGCACTATGTCAGCCAACAAAAAGTCGCCGATGCGCAAGAGCGTCACGAGTTCCAAAAGCGTAAGAATGAGCTTGCGCAGACAATTGCGCCTAAAGGGCTGGCCGGGTATGTGCTGCGTAATAATGACAACAATATTCTGTATAGCAAGGTAGACGACAATCATGTCGGTAGTTATGATGATCTCAAGAGCGTTGATGCCGTTTTGAAGTTACTGCGGCATGGGAACTAATCTTTGCATCGGTAAGCATCAAATGACCCACGGTGTATCCGCACACACTTGGCGGTCTTAGCGCGAATCGGTTAATTCTCAACATTTTCACTATCACCGCCATTGGCGGTAATACATTAGTATGGCGGTCATGCTTCATCATCTTCCAACGACAAAACCCAATGGCCGTCTACCCTCCTGGGTTTTACATTGGCGATCTTACGCGCTCGTTCAAGGGTTCGCTTGGAAATTCCCATTTCATCGGCCTGATCGTTCAATTCAATTGCTGACATATCACCGTCTGAAAGCGTTTCGTAAAGAAAGTCTACGGCTTCATCTATTTTGTTCTTATCTTCCTTCACCTTTACAGAGTTAAATCTCATTATATCGTCAGAAGAAATATCGCAACTCTCGCCCATCCAACAAAAGCCATCTACCTTATTAAGCCGGAAAAGTTGTGTACAGCCGAGTTCAGCGAAATTACTCTTGAGTGCAGCGATAGCTCGAACATCGGGGTCAAGCCCTTCGGCTTTTCCAAGACATAGAACGCTAGGAACGCTGTTAATCACATCAATGCTACCCAAGCCCCTGTGTTGTGCTTTTCCGCGTCCTTTATTCACATGGCCAACTAACACAATGGCCGATTGTGTCCTTTCAGCGACCTGCTCCAAGTACATCAGTGCCGGACGGACACTCTCAGAGCGGTTCATGCTGAAGTTCAAGTCAAGATAGCTTTGCCATGGGTCAATCACCGTGAGTTTAGCATTGTGTTTGCGTATTGCGGCTTCTATGCGTCTATCGGTAAGTGTAAGTCGATTCCCGGCGTCATTTATGCGATGAATCTTACCACAGTCGGCTCCGAGCATCTCAAGCCGTGGCTTAATTACCATAGGCCACGGATTTTCAGCGTTCTGGATGATTACATCAGATGGCGGGAAAGCAGCTTTATCCATGCCCGGTAGCGGCTGACCGTTGGATATGGCCGAGGCCAAGGCAAGGGTGAAAAAACTTTTACCTTCTCCACCCTCTCCGAGTAAAATCGTAACTGTGCCGGATGGGATACAGTTTTCCCAGACCCATGAGACAGGCTGGCTCTGGATTTCTGATGCTGTTGTTGTATCTACCTCAAGTAAATCATTGTCATCGCAGTTGATAGTAACATCATTCATGTGTAGTAGTCGCCCTTCATCTATCGTATCATTGTTTTTTTGAAAGAGTTATAGCTAACGACATTTCAATAAAGACATTCTCTCAATTGTAACAAAAAGCAAGAGCGGGTTCAATCAGAAATTCGATACAAGACACCAAATAAATAATAGTGCAGAGCAATGCACGTCCACGGCCTCCGAAACACACGGAGGCCGTGGACGTTTTTGTGTTATCCAAACTAATAGAGCGGAGGAAAATCATGCGCCCTCAAAAGCCTAAGAAACAAAATGTAAGACGTTTTAATAAGTTTAAATACTACCTTGCGGACTGTGAATGTCATTTATGTCAGCACTATCGCGGCAAGAAACGTGGCTGCGCTCTGCCTGTGTGTTGCTGTGAAGGTATAAAAATGGATGCGGTCAAGAACGGCAGAATAAAGAGAGATTGGAAGTTTGAACGCTGGGACGCATAGCACCCGAAGTTATCGCGCGAGCAAGAGAAGTTCACGTTCTCGATTATATCCTTGCCCATGAATCAAGAGACTTTAAGCGCGTAGGTAGCGGCTATAGGCATAAAGATGATGATGCAATCGTCGTTAACGAACGAGGCTGGTACTGCCATAAGAAACAAACAGGAAAAATCACAGCGATAGACTATCTTATCGAGGTCAAGGGCTATGGATTTGTTGATGCTGTTTCATTGTTGACGGGTGAAAAAACCATTGAACATTCTACCAGAAAACACCCCTCACTTCATTCTAACTTGTCAAGTCATAAATATTCCCCTCACTTCAACCTATCTGAAACACTACCCCTATTACCCCAGCGTACAACGTTAGTCTTACCAAGGCGCAACAAAGATAATCGGCGTTTTATCGCCTACTTGCAAAGCCGTGGCATTAACAGAAATCTAATACTGGCCTGTATCGAACGCGGGAATCTATACGAAAGCGCAATCCATCACAACGCCGTATTCATAGGCAAGGACGAGAAAGACCGAACGCGCTACGCCGCTATGCGATCTATAAACGGTAGCTTCATGTGCGATGCAGAAGGGAGTGATAAGAGATACGGCTTCACAATACCGCCTGCTGGTAGCGCAGGTAAAAATACAATCATCGTCTTTGAAGCTCCGATTGATGCTCTATCTCATCAAACTTTATGTGAACAGGGCTTTATACCACCCTTTGACGGCTGGCGGCTATCCCTCGGCGGCACTAGCCTACTGGCGTTGAATCACTTTCTTGATTTGCGCCCGGAAATTTCGCATTGTATCATATGTACCGATAATGACGAGGCTGGTAACTCAGCAGCGGCTAAAATTGCCGATACGCTCAATCCGGGTGTAATCTGTCAACGAGCACCGCCGCCACATGGTTCGGACTACAACGATACCTTACAGACCATGCTGCAAACGAAGTCATTTGATATTCCAACAACACAAAAAGATTTACTATGCCTGTAGTGAATATTTCGCCACCAACGGAGCACTAACGCGCGATTTGAGGAGCACCTTATGGCTAAAAAAGGATCAGCG